AAAAAATTGACCAGGTTTGTATTCTGTAAACTGTGCCGATTCTGTCACATCCCATTGGAAATTCCATTCAGCACATTTGTTTGCTTGATCTACAAGAGGCTTTAAAATATTATATATCCAAGGTTCATCCAACCATGCTACATGAGAGTTTCTAACTTTCAATAAATCTTCTAGTTCTTCCTTACCATACTCATCTAATTCTTTTGGTGAACTCTTATTGACCTGTCCTAATTTAGTACACCTTCTTTTACCCATGGCAATGATACGATCACATACCTCTGGTTTAACAACACCTTTAAAATACCAATAAGAATGTTTTAAATTCATCCTCCATTCCACTCCGTATAATCAAATTCTGGTAAGTGATAAGAATACCAACCAGTAGTTATATATTTGGTTTGAGTTGGGGAAGTTATGCCACGATGCACATGAGTCCAATCACATGGCCAAAAGTATGTCATTCCTTTTTCTGGTTGCACCTTTATACCTTGATGAAACCACTCTGTGTGTCCACCATCTGTCACATCATTTAGATATGTCATAAAAACTAGATGACGATATGAATTAAGATCTTTATAAGATGATCTCTCCATATGCCATGAGAAGAAACCTTCATTAGGATTATACTTCTGAATATTAAAATTTGTATTCAGTCCCCATGTTGCATGAGACTTAGATGACCATGGGAATAAATTTGTATATTCATCACACACCTTTCCCAGTTCATCCAAATAGTTTTGTATCCTATTATCAGGTGTTCTTGGAACAACTGTAATATCTGTAGAGATTTTTGATTCTGGATCAAGACCTTTACCAACTTCACCTGCTTTCTTGTCAGGTGACTGTTCATAATATTCAATCAGACCATCACAAACTTCATCTGATATTTTCCAACCCGCAATGAATCCTATTCTATTCATAACGTCATGTTAAATGAGATAGCAATTTTCTCTTCACTAATTTGTTTCTCAGTTCCATGCATCATATCACTTGTGAATATCATTAATGAACCAGGAATACATGAGTGTTCTACAAACTGTGCATTGAATTGATTATATTCAACAGGTTCTGGTAGCATTGTAGGTGTGTTAAAGAATTTAATTTTATCTTTCATGTCACACTTTACATAATACACACCAGATAATAGAGATCCATTATGTACATGAGGAAATAGATAGTCACCTTTATGACTTATATTTGCCCATACATTTTCAAAATGTAATGAGTCTGTATTTTTATACCCTATCTCCTGTAAAAAATTTGTTGCATGAAAAAAGATTGCTTGACGTAATGCCTTAAGTCTAGCAACCTCGAAAATATTACTTCTAAGTTTATGAGTAGAGTCTACGTTTAACATAGAATCTCTCATTGAACCTATTTCTGATATAGCTTTTTTAATTTCTACCTCATAATGCTCTAGGTTCTCATTTAGAATATTTGGTTCAAATAAAATTGGTCTTGGAAAGCACGCAAAAAGCATAATAAAAAAATGATAAAGTTATTGTTCCTCCCACTTACCACTGGTGCTGTTAAATGCGTAATTGACAGCAACTTTTTTAGTAATGGCAGTTCCTACATAAGTTTTGGTTTTGTTATCCCATGACCAGTCTTTCAAAATAACTGCTGCTTTTGTATCATAGTCACTATTATCATCATAGGGCATTGGGTTGCCAGCATTGTCTGATGATTGCTTGCCTATAAATGGAGTATACCATTGCATTGAGTCTGTGTCAAGCACTGTTTGCTCTGGATACAATCGTTCTCCAACGAAAGCATCACGAACAGCATCATACTTACCACCTTTCATTGCATAGTTCTTTCTAAAAGGAGTTCCTCCGTTTCTATGCTCGTTTGCTTCAGTATTGTATGAGGTTTGAACAAAAGTACAGTTAGGATTGCCTACCAGTAGTTTTTGTATACCAATACTTTCTTGCTCCACACCATTGTCATCCTTGATGAGATCATTGTCAACAAAAAGGATGTCAGTTACGGTGTTTTCTTTATCTAATTTTGCGAAATGTGCCATAATTTTACTGGAATTTATACTTAACGATTACAACACCTGATCCACCATTACCACCTTTAGGTTCTGGATAGTTACGAGGATCTTGGTCAGCAGCACCGCCACCGCCACCACCTAAACCATTGGTGCCATCAGTTCCGTTGCCATTAGGGTTAGTAGCACCAGGACCACCTCCACCTGCACCGCCCTCTGGGTTATGAGGACCACCAGGATAGTTCGCTCCACCGCCACCACCTGCATATGTTACTGCAGAACCAGTAATACTTATTGATTTTCCGTCTCCACCTTGTGCAGGTCTACTATTTGGTCTGTTATATCCATTCTCTCCTGCTTGGTTTGCACCACCACCTCCACCAGAGGTTGCGTTCTGAGATGAACCACCTGTTCCACCAGGATATCCTTGACCAGATATTCCTGATCCTGCAGGTTCGTTATATCCATCTCCGTCAGTTCCATTTCCTCCACCAGACCCACCAGGTCTTCCGTTTTGGTCTTGTTGAGCTCCTCCACCACCACCAGTTGCAGAGATAGAACCGAACTGACTACCACTTCCGTCAGCACCCATACCATTTCCAGTACCACCAGTTCCACCACCACCGACATTAACTGTATATGTTTGAGCAGCAACAGGGAAGTTATATCCACCAGAGTGAAGCAGACCACCTGCTCCTCCTCCACCTGCAGACCCGAAGTTTCCATTTAGACCACTTCCAAATCCACCACCGCCACCGCCACCAGCGACAACGAGATACTCAACACCATTATTTGCAGCGTCAGATGCAATCTGTGATACTGTAAAGTTTTCAGCACTGCTGTTGAATGTGTGAATTTTATAATTACCTGAGGTTGTGATACTACCACCAGATGCAACAATAAATGTTTCTGCTGCACCACCTGCAGGTGCCCATTCAGTTCCATTCCAAATCTCAACTAACGTGTCCGTTGTGTTGAAAATCATAGTTCCAACAGCTGGACTCAATGCGTTACGTTGAGTTGTTGTGTAATTAGGAAGTTTTAGTGTGTTGGTAACATTAAGTGTACCAGCATTTAGCGTTGACATGTTAAATTAATTCCATTGATTGACACCATCTTTAGGACCATAAAATCTTAGTCCTCCCTTATTGATACCGCTTAGAACATAAATGATAGATCCCACCTCACCTTTTGGTAAATCCCATTGAGGAAATACTGGTAGGTCTATCTGAACCGAAGGTTGACAGGTTTCTACATTTAATCTTCCAGATGCCATTGTTCAATAAGTAATCCTGTTTTATTTATACGTTTTATCATATATCATTTATATTTCTAGTCTTAAACATTAAAGTCATTCTAAGAGAATCACTATACTGACTAACTGATCTGACTCCATGCCAAGCATTACCAGGAAAACCTAAGATAGATCTAAATTTAGGTAATACCGAATGAGTTATTAATCTCTTTTCACTATCCCAAATAATAGTTTCTCCACCCCAATCAGCATTCCAAGATTCATTCACATATACAATTATAGTCTTACTTGTATCTAAGGTGTCATCAGTGTGCAGTCTTTGATCTTGACCACATGTTTGAGCATTTGCATAACAACGAATCAAAACATCTTCAGTATCTAAGTAAGGTTTGATGTCTTTCCATACATCAAGTATTAATCCACTAAGTTCATGTTCACAGTCATAACAAGACTGACCTTCTTTAGATGGTCCTCCAAAAAAGATAGACCATTTAGGTATGCTTCTTCTTATCTGAGATTTATGACTTTTGTATCCCCATTTCCAAGAAGATTCTAGTAGATATTTGTATAGTTCAGTTGCCCTAGATTCGGGCAATACATTTTCATAATAAAACATACATTATGTAAGTTAGGTGAAACCTAAGTGTGTTGCTGCATCCTGTAAGAAGTTATCTACAAAAGTTCGTGCCTGAGCTTGATTGATAGCTCCTACAGTTTGTCCGTTAGATACTAGAGCAGTCCAAATAAATGATTTCGATGCTGTTGCTTGGTATTGAGAGTAATCATTGTCAGATGAACTAGAGTAATCAGTAGTTGTAAATCCATCAGAAATTGTACTACCCCATCTAGAACTACCAACAGTGCAATATAGGTGCATAACACCTGGATCACTATTTTGATTATATGCTTTGTTTACAAGCCATGCATAAACCTTATCAAAACCTTGAACAGTATCATTAGCATATACTGTAACTGAGTTTGGTGATCCACCGCCACCATCAGCACCTAAGTTACCACTTCTAGACCAACCATATGTATATTCTGAATCAGTAGGTGCAACTGCAATTGCAACCAGTGGCCAAGAATATCCAAGTGGTATATATTTAATACTTGAATATGTGTTAAGACTGTTGTTGTATCCCATATTGCTACTCGAACTTCCGTCTTTTCTCACCTGAGTATAGTTACCTGTATCATACATGTCAGATTG